TGAAATGAGTCTTTAATGCTAAGTACTTCTGATATACTTCATAAGGTTCCATCATATAGGCAGCTTTGCTGCTGATGTACCTTTAATCATATGTAATCTTTCTGCATCTGCTTGTATCTTTGCTTTCAGTATTTGACTACCTTTAATTAAAGATGCCACAGTTTCTATTTCTACATTAGCCTGATGAGCGTAATACATACACGCATCAAAATAAGACATGCTCGTCTCCTTAACTATTATTTCTATCTCCGCTACAAACTGAGATGGTGTCTTAATTGCTATGTCTATCATATTATCCTTTTCCATGGAAAGCAGATTAATCTTTTTTTATGCTTTCTATCTTTATCATCATTCCTTTTCTCTACAAAGTCAACTGTTCTTTGAAGATTTTTTACATGCTCTGTAGCTTGGTTTAAATAACTACGGTTTCTGTTAGGATTTCTGACATGTACTTCATGGGCTACGGTATCTTCAGGATGAAAAACTACGTGGTCATATTTATCTCTATCAAGTGATAAAAAGAACTCAGCATCACCATGTCTCATACCAGTAAACTCTATATCATATCCACCACCACTCCAAAATGCTGGTTTAGTTATTAACCACGTATTAGGATGTGATATAAATTTTAGTATCTTTTTAGGATCTACATGATCATAATCTTCAGGATCATCTGGATGGTCAAAAGCTACTTTAAACACATATATGTTTTCTTCTTTTAATGGATTCATTATCATAGCTTGTACCATAGAAGGTTCCATATACACATCTATATCCATTAACATATTCCAATGGGTTTCACTTTCCATCATTAATAAATTACGAGCACCATGACTATTGAAGCCAACGTCTAATGTTATTAAATAACCTTTTATGTTTAATCTATCTTTATATAATTCCAATAAAGATTTGAATACACCACCGTCATTGTATCCATCATTAAGTATTTGTAATGTTATACTTTCTTTAATGTCACTAGGTAGCTTATCAAAAAAATCTAATTGATATTGTAATCTGTCTACTTGGCCATAATATGTTATTGAAAATGTTACCTTATTCATCTTTGAACTGCTTTATATAAGCCCACATTGTTTTCCATTCTTTAGCATACATAGTATCTTGATACTTGTCTCCAAACCAAGGTCCACCATCTGTATAATGTATTGCTTTGGGGTTCTCTAAATGATAGTAGCCATCCATACAATTCCATTCTAAAGGTATCGATCCTATCTCTTCATCTTTCAACCACTTAAAGTGATGAAAGTCTAAACCAGGTTTATGATTATTAAGATACTCAGGTGTCAATATTTTATTAGATGGATGTTCATTATTAAACACCATTAATGAAGCCCAATTCTTTCTGTGAGATCTATGCTGTGCTACTCCATCCATTTTAATTTCTGTATTAGGATTATAACTAGGATGCTGTACCACACTTACAGCTAAGTCTGGATTAATGTATTGTGCAAGATTCATTGGATTACTTTTAAATAAGAAATCACAATCTACAAATATACTATATCCTGTAAATGAACTTAGGTAAGGTACCCAAAATCTTGTAAAGGTAAAGTCGGTAGATTGTGGCTCGCCCCAGTTTCTATTATACTCTGGAATCTTTTGACTTTTTAATTGTACTGGCTTAAGAATAGATAGTAGTTCTATACTATGTTTACATACTCTATAAGCATCATGTTCTCTTTCCTCGTAGCCTATGTATATTCGGGATATTGAGGTATTGTTCAAATTGGACATTTAATTCACCTAACCTATCTAATGATCTTTTTCGCAACTCATAAGGATTCTTATTTAATAGATCCCTCATTTCTAATTTATCTTTTACCATAGCCCATTGAAATGACTTTGATGTTATCTTCTTTGAAGAAAATATTAACATAGGACATCCTACATATCTTGCTACCCACATTGTGGATCCATGATATCCTATAGCTAGTGTACACTTTCTATAAAGATCAATCAACTCTTTTATTGGAGTACTATAATCAGCAAATTTAACTTCCATACCCCATTCTTCTTGAATCTTTTTAGCTAATACATTCCACTTAACTAACCCAACAGGATCTTTCCATAGCTTAGCTTTGCCACCATATTCTTCTAATGTTTGTTTATGGTTTTCTGTTGTATTTAAAACAATATACTTCTTACTATAATCCATATTCTTTTGCTTAGCATACCAAAAGTTATGGAACGGTTCACTGTCATCATAGTTTGTATGATTGAATGATAGCTTAGAGTTATACTTGTGATTAATTTTTACTTGATGAAAAGGAATTGGTTGTGCAATAGATGCTAAGTGCTTAGCTCTTTCATCTAAAGTTTCTGGATCTGTCTTCTTATACTTTGTACCCTTTTTATGGGGCCAATGAAACTTGAGTTCTACGTCACAGCAATTTTTCTGTGCCATAGTATGTGCATAACAAATTGGTGAAACTATATCTCCATAACCAATCTTGCCTTTCCAATCAATTCGTATTAACTTCATACACCAAAACTTTCTCCACATCCACAGCTGCTTGTTGCGCCTGGATTTTTTACAGTTAGATAAGAACCACCTAACTCTTTTTTATAATCAACTACACTTCCTATTATATACATTTCTGCAATTGGGTCAACAAGTAAAATATTTTCTATTGGGTCGCCCCATGATTTATCTACTTCTACTGTATCTGTTGTAGCCCATTTATATTGAAACCCAGCACATCCTCCACCATCTACTGATAGTGTTATAAATTGGTCTTGAGGTTTAACTGTACCTAAGTATTCTTTAGCTGATGGTGTTAGTGTTAACATTAGCCCTCCTTGAGATGAGGAAGATCAGGAGCATGTATCTCCTGTAAAAATTCCTCTTTCACTTCCATTATTTTTTTCTTTTTAAGTTGCATATATTGTTGTTCGTATAGTCCACACCAATTGCATGGTTGTTTGTCTTCAACTTGCCAATTAGTATGTTCTATTTCGCATTCATGTGACCACATTCTAAATCCCCTAAATTTATCTATTTCCTCTGGTGAATAGCTCATATTCCATCTCTAACTTCTCCCATGAGATTATTATTGTTGTATAGATCTATTTATTAAAACTTAGGATCTTCATATTGAGTGGTCCACATCTCTCCAGCGCTAACAATACATGATACACCTTGAGCTGCTTGCTCTACAATAGAGAATGTTTTTGTTTGTGGATTAACATATATTGCTGTTAGCATTCCATAGTTACCCATTGGATCTTTAAGAAGTAATCCAAAGTCAGTAGGTACCTGGCCAAAATTATTATAAACGTATTCTGATACTACTGGTGTATCATTACACATCATAGATTTCTGAACCCAAAATACTGTACCGTATGCTCTCTTTTCAGGTATCTGTAGTATAGGAGGTTCTTCAGCAAGAACCACCATGCTAGTTGCAATTGCACAACTAGCTAAAGTGATTGTTAATAGTAGTATGAATATTAATCTCATAATACTATTTATGCTACTTCTGCAAGTTTAACAGCTTTTTCTAATGCTTTTATTTTAACACTTTTATTTAAGCCATACCAAGCAGAAGTTAATCTTGACTCTTGGTTACGTCCTATAACATGATCAGTCATATATGTAACTGCATTATAAGCATTCCACCAACTACCAGGAGCAAAATCTGCACCAGGCTGAGTTTCTAGAATGTCTAACGCACCTTGAGCATTTCTAGATAACCCTAAAGCTGCTACGTTAGCATCTGTTAGATTTTTAGGTGCTTCACTCCAATGAGCAGGCTTACCGTATCCAGGAAAAACTTCTTTCATATACTCAGCTACAATCTCTTTCTTATAAGATTTAGATCCTAAGAACTTAGCCATCTCTTTATACTTAGCCATTTTCTCTTTAGCAATACCTAAAGTCTCTTTAACCATATCAGCATCAAATGTTGATCTATGGTTTAATCTAACTTTATTATCAGTAGATGTTCCTAAAGATAAGTTAAGTGTATTATTACAAACAACTCTAGTAGGAGTAAATCTAATTTCAACACCTCTACCATATATGTGAGGGTTAGAGAATAGTAAGTAGCTGTCTACTTTATCACCACCAAACAATTCAAAAGACTCTGATACTTTAGCAAGTACCCATACCCATTTACCACCCTGAAGTGATCCTGCAGTATGCATCTCCATAGATCCTTGATCAGTAAACTCTCTAAAGAAGTCAAACGCTTCATGGTTCTGAACTGGATTCCATTTATCTGTAATCATAGTAAGAACTTTGTTGTCGCCTTCTCTTACTAACATTTTATGATCAGACTTAATCTCTTCACCTGTTTCCATCTTACCTACAACTGGAAGTGCATTTACTTTCCAATTTAAGCCAGATGCTTTTAACATCTCATCTACACTTAGATCGTTAGATACTTTAGTACCTAAACCATGCCAAGGTGTTTCGCCCGCGTATGCCATTGATTCTACTTGATGTGCCATTTTATATTCCTTTACTAATATAGTGTGCCTGGTCTAGCAAAGACCATTGTCCCCGAATTAGGACTTAGGTCAACAGTTAATTTAATTATTTTTGCCAGGCCTTGTTGAAGGTAGTCTTGGGAAGACTTCTTTTGTGCTCCCGGACATCTTCTGAGCTGCGTCCCTCTCGCTATATCTCTCAGACTGGACTTCTCTGAAAGATCCACATTACTATTATTAATGTGATTAAGGTTAAATATTTTAGTATCTCTTCTCATATTATTAATATCACATGTATCCGTATCTAGGTCAACAACGAACTTCAATTAAATATCTATTTCTTTTGAATTAACGTCATGACAAGTAGCAGAAGTTGAAAAACTTTTATCACCAAAACTAAATTTAACATCTTCAAATGTTTCTAATCTCTTCTCACATTCTTGCTTATTAGCCATATCAATACTCATTGAACCTGACTCCATTATGTCGTCTGCATTATAAAATGCAAACGCAATTATTAATACCCACACTTCCATTATATTTCAGCCTGTTTAGGGTTACGCATTTCATAACTAGATCTAGTAAGAAGTAATTTTTCTACTAACTCAGTTAAGAATACTAGTCTTTGTTCTAACTCATTATTCTGAGATTGAACATCTCTTATTTCACTTATTATATCTTCACTATTATACATAATATTTCCTTTCATTTAATATACCTTATTGTACTACCATTTTCATTATCGGGCAACAATTAATTTAATTATTTTTATTGTTGTCTTAGGTTAACTTATAGTGCATATTAAACAATATAGATAGGAGTTTAAAATGATATTAGTAGACCTTAATCAGGTAATGATATCAAACTTAATGGTTCAGTTAGGTAATTCAGCAGGTGAATTAGACGAAAGTTTATTTCGTCATATGATACTTAATAGCTTGAGATCTAATAGAACTAAGTTTACAAATAAGTTTGGTGAATTAGTTATTTGTTGTGATGATAAAAACTTTTGGAGAAAACAAAGGTATCCATACTACAAAGCTAATCGTAAAAAGAATAGAGATCAATCTGGTGTAGATTGGAATACAGTGTTTAACACTTTAAATAAAGTAAGAGAAGAAATAAAAGAATACTTTCCTTACAAAGTAATTAAAATAGATACAGCAGAAGCTGATGATGTAATAGGTACTATAGTTACAAAATACCATACTACAGAACCTATATTAATATTGTCAGGTGATAAAGACTTTATTCAATTACATAAATTTAAAGATGTAAAGCAATATGATCCTGTACATAAAAGATTCTTAAAAGATAAAAGCCCAGAACAATACTTAATAGAACATATAGCAAAAGGTGATAGAGGAGATGGTGTACCTAACTATCTTTCCGCTGATGACACATTTGTTATAGAAGGTGGAAGACAGAAACCTTTACGTGCTAAATATATTGAGGTATTGGGTAATGATATTAACAATATAGAAGAAAATTTTGAGGATGAAGAATTAAAGCGTGGTTGGATGAGAAATAGAATGCTTATTGATCTAAGCTATATACCCCAAGAGATTCAATCCAAGGTGGTAGAATCATTTGACCAACCTACTAACAGTAGAAGTAAGCTGTTTAACTATTTTGTTAAACATAAACTGAAACATTTAATGGAAGATATAAGCGAGTTTTAAATATGGCAACACTAGGATTAGCAGAAGCACTGCAAGGTGCTAGAGACACAAAAAACGTAACACTAAAAGTAGAAGCATTACAAAAGATACCACAAAATACAAAGCAAATACTTTTTGGTGTATTTCAATTAGCATATAGTGATAAAATAAGATGGGTATTACCAGAAACAGATCCTCCTTATAAAGCTCTTGAAGAAAGTTCAGATGCACAAGGACGTCTTATTATGGAGTTAAAGAATATGAGTTACTTTATAGCTAGAGTTGAGAATAACAAAATTAAACCTGTACAGGAAAACATACCTATGATAAAACGAGAGAATTTGTTTATTCAAATACTTTCTTCAATACAACCAGAGGACGCAGAATTATTATTGCAAGTAAAGAATGGGGAAATTAAAGGCGTAAGTAAGTCAGTAGTTGCAAAAGCGTTTCCAGAGTTGGGGTTGCAAGATGCCAACGTATAGTTTTAAGAATACAAAGACAGGTAAGGAGTATGAAGACTTCATGTCGATATCTGA